TCAGCCCAGTTCACTGTGAGATTGGCCAAGTTGATGCCGTTGTAGTCGGTTAGATTTTCTGTGGTCGAAATAGAAAATACCTTGAGAAATCCGTTGGCTTCGGTATTGCGCAAGGGTGTATAACTGACCAATTGAGCCAGATTAACCACGGAATCTCTGCGTTCTGCTGTGCCAATATAGTTTTCTCTGGCATTTAAATCACTGCGAAATGCCAGGCTTTGGCCCATGAACGCCATGACATCCAGTAAGGCAATAAATTCGCTGGATTCTATGTAGTCGTTGAATGTTTCGGGATAATACAAGCGTAGATAGTCTACAAAACTCTTGCGCAGGGTTTCAAAATCATAGCTCTGGAAATCGGCTTCACTGTAGGTTTGATAAATGCGTTTCCAATCTTCAACACCAAATATTACCGACTGTCTTGTGGTGGTTGCAGTGGTTGTTGCAGTGGTTGTATTTGTTGTGGCCATAATTATTCCAGTGTTACAATATTTAGCTTATTAATAAACTGGGTAGTTAAACGTAAGTGGCCGAACGCTGTTGCTGATTGAAAAATATACTCAATAATTGTGCATTGGTGCTGGGTACAACTGCTAGACCCACCTGCACCAAGAGACCATTTTGCTGAGGAAACATTTGTATTCCACTGATGTAGACTCTGGGATCCCCGGCACAGACTCGCTGTATTTCTCGGTAAATTGCCTGCTGTGTTTCTTGTGTTTGATTTTCAAACAGGTAGTTCCATAACACAGTTCCGTAACCAGGACGACCCGGCAGTTCACCTTGTCTAATGTTAAAGGCATTTAACAGGTCAACCTTGATCAGGTCAAAATCTACCAGGGTAAACTTTTTATTTTGATTGATAGTATTGAATCCAACAAATGTAGTCATGTTTGTATTTACTCTAATTCAAAGTGATCAAATTGGTTGCTTGTGATTGACTAATTCCCAGACTGTTTAGAAAATTCTGTGCGGCAGTGATATCTGCTGACGCATTCAACGACAGTGAATTGACCGACGGATAATCATAGGTAGCACCTGGAATTTTGCTGTCACCTAGCACTCGTGTAAATGCGGCGTCCACTGTGGCTCGATTCACTGTGTTGCTGTAGCCTGGTGCCACTTGAGTAGAACTGACCAAGCTGTCGCCGCCACCGCCAAACAAGCCACCTATTGAGTCCAGGCCCGGAAGACTGGTCAAACTGCCAAAATTGCCCAGGCCGGTCAACGAACTCAAACTGCCGATGCCGGGAATTGCCGAAGTTAATGAACTGATGCCAGGAATCGCCGAAGTGATTCCGTTCAAACTGCCAAGGCCTGGAATTGCCGAAGTTATACTGCCAATACTGGGTAGACCCGAAGTAATGCTACTGAGATTAAATCCGCCAAGATTGTTTAGACTACTCAAGGGATTGGCAAATCCCGCAGCAAACTGTGATGATTTACCGAGCAAATCCATGCCTTGTATGTTGTTGGTCAAATCAGTGGCAAGGCTTCCAGGAACCGCACTGGTTATGTCGCCAGTGACTGATCCTATAGCATCAGATGCTAGGTTGGTAGCAGAAGATCCTAGACCGCCACTGCTGGCCCATTGCGTTGTAGCTGCTGTTCCAAAGCAACCAGAATTGGTAATCAAGGCACCCACCTCGCCGGTGACTGTGTTGTTCAAACTGCTGGTTATGGAACCGATATTGGTAAAATTGGTCACACTGTTAAGTGCACCACTGGTTATGGATCCTGGGTTGGTGACCGCAGTCGATAACAATCTAGCAATGGGTGTGCCTGTCAACGACAGTCCCGAAGTGGTTGGCACATTGTATGATATTCCGGTAGCAGCACTAACAGCCGATACTGTTTGCAGGCCACTTTGTGTGTAAATCTGACCTGACAAGGCCGAAACTGACTGAGTTACTGGTGGGGTAATTGTTCCGGTAGCGGTTAAACTGTCGTAGCCGTTGCTCATCAAGGTTGCCATGGCATCATTCTGCGCACCCGGACTGTTGAGGAAATCGTCTACACTGTTGATTCCGTTTTGCCCAGTCCAAATACCCGGTGCAGAAACTACATCAACCAAAGGACTGGGATCAAAAATAAACTGCTGATAGGTGCCAGGTTTTACATAGCCCGACATTTCCAACTGTTGACAATCTAGGCCGTACATGCCAATGCCGGTGGTGTTGCTCATGGTATTGGCCGGTTGGTTGATAAAGTTAGCCACCTGTGCCAGGAGGCCTTGTACCTGGCTGGAATTGAGTGGACCGATTGCTGGTGCTGTGTAGGTGTTGTTGACTCCAGTGTTGGCAATGTCCGCTTGCGTGATGGGATTTTGCAAAGGCACATTGATCAAGTTGGGTATTCCGTTTATGCTGGGCAGGCCATTCACAATAGACAAGACCACCTGGTCACTTACTCCAGCAGTTCCGCGATCCAGACGACTGAGCACAAACTTGGCAGCGGCTGTCTGTGCACCACCTATGTGTTGACCTGCTGAAAATCCTACCAAGGCACCGGCCGCTACCTGACTGTAAAAGGTATAGTCAGCCTGTGCTTGTGTAGTGCCAGCTGGAGCTGTCAAGGTAAACTTTTTGCCGGAAGGTAAGGTATATTTAAACTGAGCCATGATTAGTTGTCTGCGGTAATGGTTACTCCGTCAGGAACTGCAGGTGCAGCCGGCGGTGCACTGGTTGACCCATCGCCTAGCGACACTTCTTGACCAACACCTTGATTGTGATAAGGATAAGGTTCGTGTGTGGGTGCTCTGGTACAAATACTTTCTGTACCTGTGGCCGATACTGCCCAACCCGTGGCGGTATTAAACTCGGTGTTGGGTTGCAAGTACTTGGTCAGGCCTTTAGGTGCCGATACCGGTAGTCCTGGTCCACTGTTCAGCAACAAGGTCGTGCCTTTGAGGCTCAGTGCAGACTTGGCACTCCAACTGCCTAACTGACTGTCTATGGCCAGGCTACCTGTGCTTTTAATTCCAATTGAACCTTGACTAAACAGGGTCATTTTGCCCTTGTTGGCCACATTTAAATCGCCGTCACTCTGTATGGCCGTACTGCCTTTGCCTTTGAGATTGAGATTGCCTCCGGCATACATGTTGATGTCTTTGTCAGCGTGCAGATTTATTGTGCCGTCGGTGCGCAGATTAATACTGTTGGTAGCATACACATCAAGAGTGCCTTCTTGACCCATTTCAATCCAGGCCTGACCGTTGGCATGACAAATGTAAAAACAGTTGCCATCATCACTCATGGTGATCTGATGACCTTTGCTGGTGCGGATACGAATCAAGTTGTCGTTGCCCTTAAGGTCACCGTCGTCCATTACAAAAGTGTGGCCGCCTCTGCGACCAATCACTGTGGCAGCTGCCGGTTGGTCATTGGCCAAACTCTGTGTGTTGATGGCAGCATCGCCACCGGCACCGGCACCGATACCACCTTGATAAATGGCACGACCTGGTGTACTAATACCATAGCAGTTGCTGGGGCTTTCTCTTTGGCTGGTTGATCCAATACTGCCGCGAATACTGTCGTTGATTAGCCCCTGTTGAAATAACACGCCGGCCACATAGCTGTGTACCGGTTTGGGTTGATTCCAGTAGGTTGGGTTGTCAACAATACTCAAGTTGGCATTGTTGATTTCGGTTACAGGCAGTCTGGTAGCACCACCAAAATAACTGGCCTGTGTGGCATTTTGTGTTTGTGCCTGGCTGGCCGGCGACGATCCAATAGCAGGAATCATGTGTGTGATGCCGGTGTCGGGTATACAACCTACATAGTAACCATCGTTAGGATCTGCACTGACCCAGAAACACAACACATTGGTTCCAATGTCAGGCGGTGTAAACCACATGCCATAACTTTGTTGGTTGCCTTGCACATAGGTTCCAGTACCGGCACTGCCGCCCTTGGGTGTAGCGCCGTAGAATGGCGGACAATACTTGACCTGGCGCCATAGCTTACTATTGGTAGGATCTGGGCCGGCAAAATATTCAATATAAACCTGTAGTCGACCCAGTCTTGCAGGATCTACATTGTTCATTACACGACCAACAAATGGCCCGCGCTCAACAGGTACCTTGCCACGATCTAATTGGTAATTCTTTGGTAATCCTGCACCTGTATCTAAGTTTTCATTTCCTGCCATTATTGGTCGTCCTGTGCTATTTGTTGTGTGTTGTCATCTGGTACTGGAGCATCGTTGCCGCTGGCATCAGGTGGAGCAGTATTGTCAACTGGTGTTATATCTCCAGAGGATGTTGGGTCACCGGGTGGCTGTGCTGCCTGTGTTGTTATTGATGGATCTGCATAGGGATCTGGATTGTTGGGATCAGCCGCAGTGCCATCGTTCCATAATTCGGGATTCAGTTGATCTGCCAAACTGATACTGCTGGTGTTGAGTGGTGCACGGCTACTAGCAACTATTGTGTTGGCGCCTGCTGTTTGTTGTCGAGCGTTTGCAGCTGCAATAGCTGCTGCCCCGGCATACGGGCTATTACTTTCTGCTTTTAATTTACCTTCTAACTGCTGAGTAAATCTGCCTTTGCTAAACATACTTTTGACACGAGTAGCAGTATAAGTCAAATTTTCTCGAGGTAATCCACCAAGTGGCGTGCCCAAAGGAGTGTTTTGCGCATTTACATTCATGATACCTGTGTTAAAATCGTAATCGGTGGGTTGATTCCAACTAATGTCAAACACAATTTGTTGACTATCATAATTTATTGTGCCGTCAGCATTAAATGGATTAAAATTAAAGTTGGGCCAATTGATGCCGGTGCCCACTTCGCCCTGCTGTAACCAGGCCGGATCTCCTACTATTTCTAACTTGGCCATAGCTAGCGATTGTGTATCATAGAAAAAGCTGGCAGCATTGTCGGCTGGTTCGTTGGTATATCCTTTAGCACCTAGTCCGCGATTAGCACTCATAGCCATGTAGGTTTTAGTATATTGATCTCGATAACTAACTGCCGAGGGTTGTAATTTTGCAGCCGTGTTTCCTACTCCGGTAATGGTTAAAAAATACTGATTGTTAATTTGCTGTTCGTAATTTAATATTTGTGTGTTTAGGCCCGAAAACCAGTAGTTGTAACTTTTGTGTACTCCACGATATGCTATAGGTGCAAAATATTCACTATGCAGGTCAGCTAATGCATAAGTGTTGATTACAAAGGTCATACGATAAGAAAAATCTCTAATTATGTTGTCCATATGTAATTGAGTACATTGCACACTAATTTTATACCAGGCTGTGACCCCGGTTCCAGCAGAGGGATTTCGTTTTAGTTTTTGCACGCCAGATTTAGGATCCGGAACCGGGTCGTACTGCCATAACTGTTGGTCGGTAATGTAGCTGCTACTACGCATAATTTGATCAATCAACTGTACAATTTGCATGCCGGCTGGCACTTGCCAACTTTGTGTGTTGGACTGCACCGAATTGGTTCCTGGATTTAATTTGGTAGTCGAATTGGGATTTTGCATGGCTGTTACGGTAATATCGTTGGCGCCGGTACCGGGTTTTTTGACCACGCTGGCAGCTAGGCCAGCTGGTGCAAATCGTATTTCATAAATGTCTGGATATTGTCGTTTGCCAGATTTGACCAGATACTGTTGGTGTTCGTTTAAGGCATCGCATAAGCCAGTGAACAGATTGTGTTCGCCAGCAATTGGTGCTGCTGGTGCCTTGGGTGGTGCCGACGATGGATATTCAACCTGTGTTGCTCCGGCATTGACCCCTTGACGAGTTATGTTGGGATTTCCAAATGCTGCACCGCCACCGTTGGTGGAAAAGCCTGTGGTTCCGGTATTGTTGATCGGCGTTGT